GATGGGTCGGGTAATATATTACCACATTCAGTTACCGGAAGTCCAGATTATATCGGTAAAATAATATCACATACAACAGGAACAAGTGGTAGTTATACCACTCATACCATAAAATTAGATAAGACATTAACTACAAGTAGCGTTGGAACATCATTCAGACTAATGAGAATATCAGAAACTACTTTTGAAAACACACCAGACTATTTTGAAGTAAATAAACTGTTTGATACAGGATTGACATATACAAATATACACCAGAACTTTATGACAGGAGTAGAAGAAGAAAGTGGTGCTGATTTGCAAGCAAATGAATCAGAAGAAACAGCCGCAGCAGTACCCGAATATTTAGCATATCAACAAGGATTGTACTCGATGTATTTGTTATTAGATATAGATACATTCAACACTTATATTGATAGGAGAACACTAACTGATGCAAAGGCTTTATTTTCTGACGGAGATTCATTGGATTGTTTTATAACAGACGGTAGAAATAAAGTAGAAAAGAATATAATTGTATCGGAAACCACAAATAATCTTAGGTTTTCTTATGATGGAGAATTAACAGGTTATGGAGTAGTATCTTTTGGTGAAATATTTAACATAGAAAGTTCTTCTACTCCAGATAATACTTCTGCAAAGAACGCTTTTATAGGAACTACAGTTTCAATAGGTACAGATGCTGAACAGGCCATAAAGGACATCTTAGAAGAAAATGAAATAAAGGTAGATGATACCATTAAAAACATAACTTACACTGGTAATATCGTTGATTCTGATACCACAGGAACAAGCATAGCATTGACAACTTCGCATAGTAATATCCTTGTTAATGATATAATTTATAACCAAGACGGCAGACTTATAGGGCAGGTGACTACTGCGAATGCAGGGTCAAGTCTGGCCGTTAGCAACATTTTCTATAAGCCAAAGAAAAACGATGAATTAGTTAAGTATGAAAGAAAACCCTTCATTTTAAATACTAATTTTACAGAGCAGGATATGTTTTCTTGTATAAATTATTTAGCGGCAAAACAACAATTGGATTATTCTTTTAAGGATGACGAAATTCAAATAAAAGATTTAGATGACTATTCTACTAAAAGGAGATTTTCTTTAAAGTATAGGGATGGAAGTAATTTAATATCTGTTGATAGTAATAAAAGTTTATTTGATAAAGCAAATAAAGTTACAGTTATTGGAGATAACGTTAAGGGAGAAGTAGAAATTCCTAGTGATGTTAAAAGAACAATTAGACATATTGATGCTAATATTAAAAATGCAGAAGAAGCAAGAATTAAAGCATATACTCTTTTAGAAACTCATAGAAAAGATTATAGAAAAATAACATTAACTATGGAAAAAACAGGCTTTGAATTAATGGAAGCGGGAGATATATTACATTTAGATTTCCCTAATCATAATATTCCAGCAGAAGATTATATAGTATTTGAAATAGAAAATGCAATGTCTAGCATATCTAAAGTAACAGTAGGAACTTTCAATAAAACAATAGCAGAAAGACTTAGTGAAATAGGATTACAACAAAACTCAGGCTTTACAAATCTATTTACTCGTAATATTAAGAAGACATTAACAGGTAAAGTTCTAGTAGATAATTTAATACCGAAAGAAAAATCATTGCATTATGCATTAACATCAACAACAGGAGGAAGCACACTTGGCTTTGATTAGTGTTAATACAATTATAAAGTTTCCAGAAGAAACTGTAACAAGAAAGGAGATTAAAGTATGATAGTTGACTCAGGTAAAAAACAAGCCGCTAGATTAATAACAGGTATTGAATCTGGTAGTAGAACAACATTTACACATATTAGAGTAGGAAATGGTGGAGATAATACATCATCATCTCAAACAACTTTAGATAATCAAGTAGGTGCAGCAAAAACAGCAACACCAACATTAGTAGGAAATACATTAGTTTATGATGTTACTTTTTTAGGTTCAGATATTTCTTCAAATACAATTTCAGAAATAGGAATATTTGATGCAGCAACAGGAGGAAATATGTTATCAAGAATAGTCTTTGATGATATAGGCCCATTATCTGCATCAGAATCAATCACGTTTACACTTAGAATTGAGGTAGAATAATGGGAACACAAACAAGAGACACAGATTTAGGAATTAGTACATTAGGCACAGCAAGCAATCTTGCTGGTTTAGTGGATGGAACAGATAGTATTCATACAGGAATATTAAATGCATTAAATCAACAGACAGCAGGTTCTTTTGTTGCTCATGGATTAAATGTAATACAGAATGGAAGCACATTTGCTGTAAGTGCTGGTGGCTGGTTTGATAAGGGAGAATATAAAACAGGAACTCCTACTGCTGTAAATGATGATTTAAATTCATCAGGTGCAAAAGACCATTATGCTTTCTTAGTAATACCAAAAGATTCTTCTGCTTTAGACCTTAGAACTGCAACCCATGCAAGTAATTCAAATACAGCAAATAGTTCTGGTGTTGTTAAAGTTGCTAGTTTAACTGCAGGTGATATTCCTGTATGTTTAATTAAAGTGGTTGCAGGTGCAAGTGCAGGCGCAAGACCAATACAATTCTATGGAATAAAGAAATTGGATTCTGAGTTTACTGCTGTTAATAATGAAACTAAAACATTAAGAATAACTAAAGCAGGAAAGGTTTTAGTCGGTAGTAGTACAGGAGAAATATCATTCCCAGACCCTAGCAGTAATAACGTAAATCTAATTACATCAGGAGATACAGGAACTGTAACAAATGCTATGTTAGCAAATGATTCAATTGCAGAAGGTAAACTAGATATACACAATGCTCCTAGTGGTACAGATAAATTCCTTAAATATACTAGCAATGGTATGGAATGGGCTGTACCTAGTTATGTTACTTATTCAGTAGGAGATGGAGGACTTACACAAAACAACTTTACTGATACTCTTAAATCTAAACTAGACGGCATAGCCGCTAGTGCTAACAATTATGCTATATCTGCTGATTTATTAGATGAAGATGATATGGCTTCTAATAGTGCTACTAAACCAGCAAGTCAACAGTCAATAAAAACATATGTTGATGGTAAAGTAACTGATTTAGTTTCATCTGCTCCCGGTGCTTTAGATACCTTAAATGAATTAGCGGCTGCAATAAATGATGATGCTAGTTTTTCCTCAACAGTCACTACTGCTTTAGGAAACAGATTAAGAATTGATGTTAATAATCAAAGTTTAACATCAACACAATTATCTAATGTAAAAACTAATTTATCTTTAGCAAAGGCTGATGTTGGTTTGAGTAATGTATTAAACCAAGCACAGATTAAAACCTTTAAACAAGATGGTATTCCTACCTCTACAGCAATAGGCGACCAATGGTATGATACTAATGATAGCAATAAATTATATGTTGCTGAATCAGTAGGTGCAGATGAAATTGCTTCAGGAGAATGGGTATTAGTAGGGTTTGATAAAACAACAATTGGTTTAAGTGATTTAGATTCATTAGAATCAGGAACTGGAACTAAATTAGCAGGTATAGAAGCAGGTGCTACTGTTGGTGCTACTACATCACAAGCAAATGCAATAACAGCCAATACAGCAAAGGTAGGAATAACTACATCACAAGCAAATGCTATTACTGCTAATACTGCTAAAGTTAGTTATGAATTTGATAGTGCTACTGATTTAGGAACAGCAGGAGATATTGATAATGATGTAATTCCTATTTATGATGATGGTGCTAGTGCGTATAAAAAAGTTAAGATGAAGGACTTTTTAACTAAAATTACTGCTAATCAATTAGTAAGTAGTGGTAGTGGAACAGGAACAGTATTTACTACATTACCTGCTAGTGGTGCTACTGTTGGCGCAACGATGGGTTCTTCAGGAAATCTATTATTAGAAGATGGAAGCACTAAAGCAACAGAAGCAACTATATTAAATGCTAATACAACAAAGGCAGATGTAGGACTTGGTTCTGTAGATAATAATTCAACTGCTACTATTCGTAGCGGAATTACCTTAGAAAAAACAGTTAGTGGCGATACCAAAACATTAGGTCTAGCAAATGGTAATGCTGCAACTATCTCATTAGAATTTGAAGATGGAGCAACAAAGAATCAAGTATTTAGGCAATCTTCTACTCCTACTGCATTATCAATTGGAGATATTTGGGTTGATACTGATGATAATAAAGTATATTCTGCATCTGCAACAGGAACAGGTGATTGGAATTTAGTTACTGCTGCTTATACTGATGCTGAGAAAACTAAACTTAGTGGGGTTGCAGCAAATGCTACTGCTAATACAGGTGATGTATCAAAGACAGGAACAATCAATGCAAACGAATATGCTAGATGGAGCGATGCTACAACATTAGAAGCAAGAACAGCAGCAGAAGTTCGTTCTGATTTAGGAATAGCGGATAATGAAATAATTGATTGGACAGCCTCAAGCGCAGGAACTATTCATTCTTCCAATTATACAAATACAACTTATTCAGAAGCAACAGGTTCAGCCGCAGGATTAATGTCTATTGCACATCATGATAAATTAGACGCTATAGAAGCATCTGCTGATGTTACAGATACAACAAATGTTACAGCAGCAGGAGCATTAATGGATTCAGAAGTAACCAATCTTGCATTTGTAAAAGGTTTAGCATCAGGTATATCTGATGGAAATGTATTAGTTGCTAATGCTAATGTAGCGGATAATGATTTCTTAAAGGTTGATGGAACTTCTATTGAAGGTAGAACTGCTGCTGAGGTTCTTTCAGATTTAGGCATTACAAGCAATGAAATAATTGATTGGACAGCAAGTGGTGCAGGAACTATTCATTCTAGTAATTATACTAATACAACTTATTCTGCTATGGGTTCAGGAAACTCCTATGCTGCTGGTTTAGTTCCTGCAGGTGCTTCATCTCATGGTGGTTTATATCTTAGAAAAGACGGAACTTGGGCTGACCCTGATACTGATACAAATGATTATGTAAACTCATTAGCATTTAATACAAGTGATGGAGTTTTAACAGTAGGTAGAACAGGTTCATTAGCAGATTTAACTGTAGATTTAGACGGAAGATATGTTACTACAGGTTCAAGTGGTGAAGCCAATGAATATTCATTTAAGACAATTTCAGTAAGTGGTCAAGATGATGTAGTAGCAGATACAACAACAGATACTCTAACCCTTGTAGCAGGTTCTAATGTAACTTTAACTACTACTGCGGCTAGTGATACAATAACAATTGCTTCAACAGATACAAATACTACTTATTCTGTCGGTGATGGTGGTTTAACACAAAATAACTTTACTAATACTCTTAAGACTAAATTAGATGGCATAGAGGCCTCTGCTGATGTAACTGATGCAGCAAATGTAAGAAGTGCTCTTAATAATGCTATGGCTAGTAATACACTTACTATCGGTGATGGAAGCACAACAACGACTTTTCCCGGTTCAATTGTAGTAACAGGAACAACAACAACAAACAATGTAGAAACAGTTAGTACAAGTAATGGTGTAGTATTTGAGGGAAGTGCGGCAGACGCTAATGAATTAACTTTGTTGGCTGGAACTTTATCAGCAGATAGAACTGTAACAATACCTGATGCAACATTTACAATACCAACACAAGATACTACATATTCTGTTGGAGATGGGGGATTAACACAAAATAACTTTACAGATACATTAAAGTCTAAGTTAGATGGAATAGCAGCAAGTGCAACTAACACTGTTGATTTAACTGTTGATGGTGCAGGAACTGTTCACGCAAATAACTATACTAATACTACTTATTCAGCAGGAACTAATATATCATTAAGTGGAACTACTTTTAATGTTGATGATGCATTCCTAAAGAATAATGCTGATGATACTACATCAGGAACTATTACTGCTGGTGGATTTACTACCGCAGGTTCTATTACATTAGGAGGACATTCTTTTAATGATATAGATATAGGTTCTGAGTTTGTAGATACAGATGACCATTTAATGTCTTCAGGTGCTATTAAAGAAAAGATTGAAAGTTATAGTTATTCTACAACTACAGGCACAGTAACTTCAGTAGGCACTAATACAGGATTAAGTGGAACTGTTACAGGTTCAGGTAATTTATCTCTGGCTTTGGGTGACCTTGCAGATATGACCCAATCTTGGGTAACAGGTGAAGATGAATTTATTGTTCTTGATAATGGAACTCAAAAAAGAAAACTATCATCTGAGATATTTGGTTCTAACGCTTTTAATTCAACAACAATACCAACCAATAATAATCAATTAACTAATGGTGCTGGTTTTATTACTGCATCTAGTTCAGATACTCTTACAAATAAAACAATTGCAGCATCTCAAGTAACTGAAATTTCTAACTTAACTGAAGATGAAGGAGCACAATTAGAGAATATTGGTTCTACAACAATTTCAGCCGCACAATGGGGTTATCTTGGGGCGGCAACAGGAGCAATAACTAATACAGATACTAACTATTATACAACAGGATTAGGGTTATCATCAGGAACTTTAACTGCTACTGTTAGTGGTGCATCTAATCCTACTGTTGATTTATCAGGACTTTATACTGCTGGAACAAACTTAAGCAGAAGTGGAACTACATTAAATGTAGATACAGCATTAACAGGATTAACCGATTTAGATTTAACTGCAGCCAATCATACTATTTTTGATACTGTTGGTGCTAATACTTTAACAATAGGTTCTAGTGATACAACAGTCACAATAGCGGGTGATTTAACTGTATCGGGAGATACAACCACCGTAAATACTGCAACTCTAAGTGTTGAAGACCCATTAGTATATTTGGCTAATGGACAATCAGGAACACCATCTGTTGATATAGGAATAATAGGAGAAAGAGGTTCTTCTACAAATGTAGGTTTTATTTGGGATGAATCAGCCGATACATGGGCGGCAATTAATACAGCAGATACAGGAACTACTGCTGGAAATGTAAGTATTTCATCTTATGCTAACTTAAGAGTAGGAACAATAACAGGTAATATTTCTGGTGATGTTACAGGTGATGTTACAGGTGATTTAACAGGAACAGCAGATACAGTTCAAGATAATGCTATTACTGAAGCAAAGATAGCAAATAGTGCAGTAACAGGTGCTAAAGTTAGTGCTTTTGCTATTGCTGATAAATCTTTATCAAGTGTTTTATATCAAACTGCAGGTGAATCAGGAGATATATTAGTAAATAGTAATAATGGTTTTCCAACAGAAGGTGTTGTTTCTTTAGAAAGTGAATTAATAAGATATAAAGGAGTTAATGCTGATGGTAGAACTTTAGACAATTGTACAAGAGGATATAGAGGAACTACTGCGGCAGGTCATACTGCAAATGGTTCATTATCTGTTACTCTTTTAGCAGGTAAAGAAGTTACATTAGGAGGAACAAAAACAGTAGAAGTAATACCGTTTGTAGGAAGTGATGGAACAAATGCTTCTGAAACAGGATTAGTTCCTGCTACTGCAGCAGGTGATAATAATAAATATTTACGTGGAGATGGTTCTTGGCAAACATTAAGCGGTGCAGGTTCAACAGGAACTGTTACACAAATAGTTGCTGGAACAGGTCTTTCAGGTGGAACAATTACATCAACAGGAACTATTGCCGTTTCTGGCGCACAAACAGGAATTACTACTGATTATAACACAGGAAGAATTATTGGTAGAGATGCACATAATAATATAGATTTTACTACAGATAATGAAATTCATTTCAAAACTAACAATGAAACTCCTGTAATAAAAATGAAAGCATCAGGAGAAATAGAAGCAACAAGTCTTGATATATCCGGTAATGCAGATATTGATGGAACATTAGAAGCAGATGCAATTACTATTGGTGGAACTGCTATTGGTAGTATTTACTCACCTGTTGCGGGTCATTCAAGTATAGCCACAGTAGGAACAATAACAACAGGAACATGGAATGGAACTGCAATAGCAAGTGGTTATATTGCTGCTGATGCAATTACAGGTGCTAAAATTGCTGATGATGCAATTGATTCAGAACATATTGCAGCAGGGGCAGTTGATTTAGAACATTTATCTTCTGAATCAGTTGATGAAGATAATCTTTATATTTCTAATGCAGGTTCTGATGGTCAATTCCTACAAAAACAATCAGGTAATAATGGTGGTTTAACATGGGCTACTGTTTCAAGTGGTGATTCAAACGCAGGTGGTGTTGATGGTTCTGCAGGTTCTCCAACATTTAGTTTTAGTAATGATAATGATACAGGCTTTTATCTTGATGGAGTAAATACAATAGGCGTATCTATGGGTGGTTCAAGAAAGTTTAGAATGTATGCTGATACTTTTAGATTAGATGGAACAACCGACCCACAAGTAATAAAATGTGATAGTGCGAGCGTTGATTTAGAATTAAGAAGTGGTGGTTCAAGTGCGCCCGGAATAATACACATTGGGCGTGAAAACAATGATATAGAAATTAATCCGGGCGGAACAGGTCAAGTATCATTAGGTAATTTTAAGTTTGATACAGACCAATCAGTAGGTTCAGGGCAAGATAACTATGTATTAACTTATGACCATGCTAATACTCAGATTGCTTTAGAAGCCGCAGCAGGTGGCGGTGCTTCTGTATTAAATGAATTAACTGATGTATTGATGGATGCTACTAACTTTACTGATTCACTTTTAATTCAGACAGATAGTGATGGTTCAGCACCAACAACAGGAACATTAAGTTCTGCATCAGATAACATAGGTATAGGAAAAGATGTATTTGCTTCATTAACTTCTGCTGATAGAAATATAGCAATAGGAAATTTAGCGTTAGATGCGGCAACAAGCGGTAGCGACCATATAGCAATAGGATATGAAGCATTATCAGCAACTAATAATCATGGTTCTATTGCTATTGGTAGTTATGCTGGTAGGTCAATGAGTAATACTAAAGGTTATTCAGTTATTATTGGGTCTTATGGTTCTTCTAACTCTTTAGATACAGAAAAAACAGTAGCAATAGGACAACACGCTGCTTCTACTTGCACAGGAGATTACAATGTAGTAATAGGTGCTTCTGCTGGTCTTAATTTAACAGGTGGTGCTGGAAATGTATTATTAGGGCAAGATGCAGGTTATAACAACTATAATGGTAATAGAAACGTTGCTATAGGACAAGATGCTTACCATAACGGATGGGCTAGTGATAACATAGCAATAGGTAAAGATGCTTTAGGAGGCACAGTAAATGGCGGTGAACAAAACTTAGCCATTGGGAATTATTCAGGTGAAGCAATAACTTCTGGTGATAATAACATTGTTATAGGGTATGATGCTGGCGATTCAATTACAACGGGTTCAGATAATTTAGTAATTGGTGGTGCGGCTGTTCCAGATGGAACTGCAGATAGTCAATTAGTTATTTCAGATGGAGATGGTGGTGTTACATGGTTTACAGGAGATTCAACAGGAAATGTTAAATTAAATCAATTAGCAGATGTTGTGTCTGTATCAAGTAATACAACCCTTACTCAAGCACAAAGTGGTTCTTATGTTTATTGGACTAGTGGAACATTAACTTTACCAGCAGATGCAGCAGTTGGAACTCAATTTACTATATTCAATAATACAGGTGGTAGTGCAACCGTAGCATTAGGCTCAGGTGATGCTATTATTAGTAATTGGGCTACTAATGCAGCAGTAGCAGATAATGATGCAACTGCTTATGTTTGTGTTAATATCAGTAGTAGTGAAAGTCAATGGGTTCAGGTGGGTGCATGAGTTTTATTGGTACAATTGGTGTTGTTGCTCAACAAGGCAATAATGCTACTGTTGCTGCACCAACAGGTGTTAGTATTGCAGAAGCCGCAAGTAGTGGTCAAAATAATTCATTTAAGATTACTGATGAAGGGCCAGACATAATGACCGTTGATTATTCTGATTGGTCAAGTGCAACAAGTGAATCTTTTGGAACGCAATATGAAAGAGAAGTTAGCGCGGGTGATTTAGGAGATTTCAACAGTATAGGATATATTAGAATAACTCCTTTTGCTTATTTACGAGCAACAGGGGCTACATCTTTTTCATGGACTAATGGAGTATATTCACACAATTTTAGTTCTGGTAGTGCTCATCCAACTGCTTCTGTTGGTGGTAATAGTAATAATAGTCAAGATGCAACAAGTAGTGGTGGAACAGGCACTTATTTCCAAATAACTCCGGGTTCGGGTAGAGGTGGTGGTTATAATTGGCCTTCAGACGGAAATTATGTTATTTTCAAATTAACAGGAACTGCTACTAATTCAGGTGGCGATACAGAAGCAGATTTATACTTAAAGTATTCATTTACGGAGTGATATTATGAAAATAGATATTAGTATTCCTGCTGGTATATCGGGTGATTTTGAAATCGCTCACTATACTAAAGATACAACTAGTAATAAATGGCCATTATACTTACTTCACACGAATGAATCTTATGATAACTATACTGTATTATTAAAAGAAGGTTGCGATATGCCGATAATGCAAGATTCAGAAGCAGAATACAATGACCATCAATGGTTATGGGATAATGCAGAAGGAGATATATTAATTGGTGGATTAGGTATTGGATTAGTTAACCATGTTTTATTAAATAATTCAAACATTACATCAATTACTATTATTGAAAAGTATCAAGATGTAATAGATTTAGTTTGGGAACACTGTGCTAAAGATGAAAGATTTAATTTAATTCACGCAGATATAGAAACATGGGAAATACCCACTGATAGTCAATGGGATATTGGCTTCTTTGATACATGGCTTACAGATAATGATTGGTCTTTAGAAGAATACAAAAATAATATGATAAATAAATACTCTCCACATATTACACAAATGAATGGGTGGGGATGGTAAGGTGATAAAATGGCTTTAGAATTAGATTACGAAAATGAAGAATTAGGAATAACAGTTCCTAATGTATATGCAAAAATTGTAAGAATATCTCTTGATAACAAGAGAAATCATAATGGAGTTAATGTAGATTATACAGTTAAACTCTATAAAAGTGAAAGCGCAAAAGAAAATGGAGAGAATCCATTTGGCGGAAAAGGGTTTATGACTACTTTAGACATAGGTAATGGTAAAACACAATATAACTTATTAAAACAATGTTATCTTCATTTGAAAACACAAGAAGGTTTTACTGATGCAAACGACAGTTGATAAAACATCTGATAATATTTGCATTTTTTGTTGGGCATATAGGCGTATTGAAAAATGCCGACTTAATGGTAGATTCTGCACTTATTGTGGTTATTACCAAAAGTTAAACAACTAAGGTCGAGAGTATATAAAGCGGAAAAAGGTCTGATAAGTTAGACCAAAAAACCGCCCCCTAAGAGCATCGAATCGCCCCCCATAGGAAATCAAGGTCGGCCAAACAAGACCGCTTAATCGGCTTAAATCCCTTGATTTTGAGCAGATTTTCAAGACTTTCTCGCCGTCATTTTTGACGGATTTTTCCCAGAAGAAAACCTGTTTAACAAAGACCTAAAAAAACAAATTAAAATTTCAAAGCGATTTTTAGGCTAATTCAGAATTTTAATTTGACATAAAAAAAGTTAGTAGGTCTCCGCAAGAGTCACGGTTTTTTCAGACCATAAAGCAGCGCATTCCCTGCACTCCCATATTTTGACTCTTTGCGAAGAACCTACATAAAAACCTAGTATTCTTCTAGGTATAGTGTGAACGCCACATACGCCACATTGCTCTCTAAGGGCCACGTTCTTTTTCCTCACTAATCAATTTTTCCATATATTCTTCAATGGTTTGGCTTGATATTCTATCTGAACCAAACGCAGCAAAGAATAGCAAACTTACGACTAATATAAATACTATCCATAAAATTGCTTCTACTGTTCCTACCATTTACCAATTCACCTCAATGTTTTTTATTTCATCGCTATCCAAAGAATAGCCTTTAACAAAACCGTTGTCTTTCCCATGTACCCACAAATCATAAACTAACTCACAGTCCTTTAAACAATATTCTGCTACTTCTGAATAACCACCCTGTTTCCAAATCAAAGGGGCATCAGAACTTTCCATTATTTTAGAGTCTCCTAATGTATGTTTAACTAAATTACCTAAACTATATCTTTCGCCTGTTTCACTACTAACTAATCTGCTAGTATCAATATATGCTTTCTTATTAAAATATTTATTAATACAATAAATATCTAAAGAATCTCTTAAAACAGGCAAATCAAAATGTGCAATATTATGTCCTAATACTACACCACCCTTTTTGATATGGTCATCTAAATCAAACTTTAATTCTCTAATTGATTTAACTATTACATTAGACTTAACCAAATCATCTACAGATTTATCAATATAAATTGTTCCTACATCACCATTCCAAGTACAAATAACAGAAGGAATAAACATATGTGTGTTTCTCCAACCTCCTATTTCATAGGAATAGTTTTTGGTTTCAATATCTAATGCTAAAACATTACTCATCTAAATTACTCCTTTTGACACTTAGCACAAAGCCATTTAATAGGCGGTACTCCGCAATCAGTCCAACATTCACACTTACTCATGCGTTTCTCTCCTGAAATTCTTTTAGATTAAACTTTTTTGTTTTATTTTCGTTTAAATCACCTACACGCTTATCTAAGTATGCAAGTATCATTTCATTACCAGATACAAAAGTATCTCCATCTTGTAATGTAGGAACACTTTTAATTTGTCTTGGTCTAGAAGATATAAATTTATCTATATCTTTGAATTCTATAAAAGGATAATCTTTTACTATTTTAGGGGCTAACATTTTACAAGGCCCACACCACGTTGCTGTCCATAATATCATATTAATCACTCATCTGTTTCTCCATCATTTGGATAAGAAATCCATTCCCATAACCAACTAAAAAATCCCATCATTCATCATCTCCTGTTCCACCCCATAGGCTTGATATTGTCTTTTCTCTTTCAGCCTTTGGTTCAATTACTTTAGGAGGAGATTTCTCTCTCTTCAAAAAAGTAACAATTCTATCTTCTCCGATAGTTAGATTATCATATGCTTCCCAACCATCTTCTCCTTCTGCGTTTAAATTATCAATCATATTTTTAGGCCCATTTAATATACTGAACACTAAAAATTTATATTCAAACTTTGCTCTTTCGTAATTCATTCACTCACCTTTAGTTTTACATAAACACTTTTACTAATCTTTTTTGTGTCAAATTTTTCTTCAACTTTATTCCACCAATTATATATTGTTTGTGGCCCTTTACCTGTTTTTTCTCTTACTCTTTGAAGAAGTAATGATTTATGTACCCATTCATCGGTGTCGCTAAGTTCTAAATAAATAGTTTTGAAAATACCATAATTAGCGTTTTCAATTACTTGTCTTCTCTCCACACGCAGGGCTTCATCTAGCCAAGATACAAGACTCTTATAGCAGTTTCGGACAATGTAAGATGCCTGTTCAACATTTTTACCTGTTACAATAAATCTTTTACTTTTATCCTTAATACTAGGGGCTTCTGCAACACAGCACAAAACTGATAACTTTTGAATGTGTTTCAATATACGATTGATAAAAGTTTCAACCGCAGCAAAAACTTCTGGTCTGCTTGTCTTAATATATTCTTCCATTAAGATACATTCTCTCGTTAAAACATCATTTGCTTCAGGACTGAATCTTAAAACTCTAAACGGGTCTTCGTCTACTTCTTCAAACCGTTCCTTTACAGCATCATAAATAGTTAAGAAACTTTTAGAGTATTGAAGTTTAGGTTCCTCTCTTTCGCCTATTTTACCAAAATCAGCAATAAGCCTTCTTCTCATCCCTTTCTGAACATCTTGAGGAACTTCCCAGATAAACATTAACATTCTTTGAAGAACACCTTTTTCTGTAATAACAGAAGTTAATTGCTTAGGGATATAAGAAGTAGCATAAGATGACCTTCGGCATCTACATTCAATCATAGCACCACTCGCTAACTTCTTTTTAATAATCCAAGTATCTCCCCATAATGTATTCATAAATGTATTTAGATATACAATTGCTTGTTCTTTATGTTGGGATTGTTTAAACACACCTGAGTATTCAAACTCATCCCAAAGGGCTAAACCTTCTCCTTCTAATTCTCCATCAATCTGAACATCAACTCGGACTGTTCTTTCTACACCATCTTCTTCAACTTCAATCTCTTGTTTCTCAGTGCTACCTACTAAAGCAGCATCTGTATAATCTATAATATCAAACAATGTCAAATCTTTACCATGTTTTTCATTTATTAAATTAAATGCTTCTTTTATGATAGGTATAAACCAATTAGTCAATGTTGATTTACCTGTTCCTGATGTTTGCAACCATAAAAATTGTATTCTAGTATCATCAGTATTTAGGTTACTAGGAATAGCAATCATGTCTTTACATAATTGTCCTATTACAACAAAGAAAGACATTATTGCTGGAGTTCTATTAAAATTAGATGCTAATAATGCATCATCAGTATATTTTCTAACCACTGCTGGTAAAGGATTATCAACTTCCGTAGATAAACCAAACTCTTCATTACCGTCAATAAGACTGTAATACATTTCATCTTCATCAAAACTATCATTCATATTATTACCTTCTCTTCACTATTTAACGTGTCTATTATTCTCTTTGCTAAGACACTACCAAAACCATCTAATTTAGATATTTCATCTATTGTGGCTTCTCCTATTTCCATAATAGACCCAAACTCGTGTATTAATGTTTGAGCCTTAACTTCACTAATTCCTTTAATGCTACAAAGAATATTTAACCTTAAATCTTCTGTAGTTATTCTTTTTAATAAGTGTGGTTTTATTACATCTCTTTCTATGGGCCTCATTTTACATAATGTTGCTACAATTTTAGCAGCCTTTTTTGGGCCTTCTGTCCAAAACACCTTTACATCTGTATCTAAAGTGATTCTTCCTAATGCGCCATAAAATTTATTACTTAATAACCTATTAGGAATATTTAGATTTGTGTAATTTTTATACGATAAAGCATCATGAATAGAACCATGTATTATAAGAATACAATGCTCATAATGCCTATCCATATTATCTAATTGGTTCCATAACCTTTTACTAATAACAGACTGTAAAAAATCAATAGAAGACTTTGCTTCAAAACACATATCAGAAAATACATAGTCTCCTATTTCCAACCATTGTTTTTCAGTTAATATATTCATTTTAACACATTCATCTGTTATCTCTTTAAACAGTTCTGAATTCTCTCTACTATCAATAATTAATCTCTGCATATATTCATCACCAACCATACTCCTTCTAAGATAGCATCCCATTCCCAATTATAACCACATAAAGGGAATATGAGAAATAATCTACAATCTAGGTTATTCATTCTTCATCACCATACTTATGTTCTGGATATCTCCAACATTTACCAATACAATAACCTTGAGGAATTAATTTATCTTTACAACTAGGTGCATGGTATCCGCCGTTTACTACAAACCTTACATGATTTTCTGTTACAGATTCATTCCAATCTAACCAAACATTTGGTTTATCTGCAATTGTTTTAAGTTCTTTCATAATAATTGAAACAACTTCTTCTTTCTTATTTGCATCAATTTCTCTTTCACCTAATGTTAAAATATCTCTATACCATTGAACCAAATAAACTCTAGCAAAATGACCAGGATTTTCTACCATTATAGAACTATTTAAACAAGGTAAAATAGGTAATTCTCCTGCGGGTTTTGGTGCTTCTATTTCTATATCACTAGCCTCAATAGATTTAACCTTTTTCCATTTCATTAATCTATTACCAAATTTCTCACTAGGATAATTACCCTTTTTTGATTTTTTAAGAATACTATCAATACCTAATGCTAAATCTAATTCAGTTAGAGGAATACAAAAATAAGGCCCATCACTATTAAGATTAACAGTGTTAGGTATTCTTTTAAGTCTGTTAATCTGTATACCTGATTTATCAAGCGTAGGGGCAATCTCATATAAGTTTGAAAAAGACTGTTGAATGCTTCTGATATCATTGGCTGTTTCCCCATAAACAATAATATGAAAACCGTTTCCACTAAAATAAACCATATGTATTATGTCATCCTCTAATAGTTTTTCATGCACTTTCTTAGCATCAACAAAAGCATTTTCAATCGGCTCATTATGTGCATCAAAATCTAAAAACATTCTATCTAATATTACACTTGATTCTACTTTATTGTCAATAGCAAAATTTGCAAAATCATATACTGTTGTATAACAATTCATCTTTCCATTAAACGCATTAACCCACGTTGTATATTCATCACGATTTCTTACTATCGCTCTTTTCATCTGTGGTGCGTTCCTTATGTGGCTTCCTGCCCATACTTCTCTTGGGTATCTCATTTTTATTCTCCTTATTAAAATTAACTTTTGCAGTTTCTAATTCTGTTTTTATTATTTCTGCTATTCTAGCCTTCAATTCTTCTGACACTTGTTCAGCAAATATCTGGCCAAATGGTACTTTATAGTCACCATCATATATTTCTACATTCCAAACTAAATCTAATTTGGCTTTTGCATCTAACTCATCATAAACGCTTGATGCTATTTCATCAATTAGTGTTGACACATTACTAATTTGTTGGAATGTCCAATTCCCTTCTTTTAATCTTTTAACTACTTTTTCTTCTATCATAAAAATTCCTGTTCCTGTGCTGTTGGGCATATTGAATAAAAACTACAATGACTACAAGTTTTATAATAATATTTTGCATTAAATTGTTTTCTTTCATATGCCTTAATCAATTCTGTTATACCTCTATATACGGCAGTGATACTTTGCTTCTTAACCTTTTCTACTTGAATATAATTAGAGGCTGGATAATACCAACCCCAATTTGTTACTTCTGCATTAACGTCTAAACCCGCCGCTATCTTTTCTTCATCGCTCATAGCATCAATAAGTATCTTATAAAACGCTAATTCTTTTCTCATACTAGTTAGTTTATAATCTTTCCAAGGGCCTGTTTTTAATTCAATAGGTATATACTTTCCATCTTGAACAAACATTCTATCAATGATGCCTTGTAGATGTACAGTATAATTCCTTTCTAATATACACTTTGGGTTTAAATCGTGAGGGATATATATTTCCGCATCTAATAATAATTCATTAATAACGGGCAAATATTCATGTATAGAATCATTCTCTTTTGCTTGAATAAACCGTTCTGCTTCAAAAACAGAAAGGGTTCTATACATTTCAGTATAATCATCAATAGGATGAAGACCCATATTATATTCTACTAATTCAGTAAAGGAAAGATTTTCTGCCTTATTAATATCAAATTCATTAAAGAAGTCCTCTCTGCTATTATGTACAACAGTGCCTTTAATCATTGCTTCACTTGTTGTTTGAGGCATTCTAAGAGGGTATGAAAATTCATACTTCTTAGGACACCATTGAAAAGAACCAAACGAAGATTTGGTAATCTTTAGTATGGGTTCGTTTTCATCATCATATCTTTCTGGATACCATTCATATGTATATTCTCTCATTCTTCTTCCTCACTTTTTGGGCCTAATTTCCATGGTAATTTTAATTCTGTGTTCGTTATTTCTAAGTGTTTAGACATTAAAATCACACATTGTTTTAGTGCCTTAATTTCTTCATTTTTGCTATCAATAACATCTGCTTGATATTTTAAAACATTTACTAATTGTGCCTTTGTTCTTCTGTCCGTCATTCTTCTTCCTCCATTTGTTTTCTCATCTGTTCTAAATTCAGTGCTGTATTATATCTAAACATTAATATCATTTTATCTATTCTATTCATACTACCACCACTTATCTAATGTTGTTTGATTTTCATCAATTGTTATTTTATTCAAATCCCAACCCATCGCCCTGTAAATAGGTTCTGCCTTCTTAATAACAGAATCTGCATAGTGTTTATAATCTGGCTTCTCTGTTTCTAAATCAACCAAATTAGGTGCAGATACAAAAGATGGTCTTTTTCTTTGTCCTGTTATTGGGTTTACATAACTTGGTCTATTAGTATCATCTGATACTTTCATATAAATATATGAATCTGTAATCGGTGAAGAAGCAAATTGATTATACCAAAGAACACCTTCAACGCCACTACTAATTTGAGGCCTTTTACCTGCTAAAGTAACAATAGATAAATCATCTCCACACTTTTTACAAAAAGCATTTGTTGAGAATTCATTATGTATTTCTAATAAATCATCAACACTATAAGTAAAATCACATGATTCACATTTATATTGAAATCTTTCAGGTCTAAATCTGGTTCTGTTAATTACTTCATCTATAGAAAAATTACCTTTTAAAATTCTATTATACTCTTTTCTTAAATAATCAGTTATTTCTTTTTCTGATTGTTGTGCTACCCATCTATTTAAAACTTCTAATTGAACAGTTTTTGCTAATTTAGTAATTGCTACTCTTTTAGCAGAAAACCCTGTCATAACAAATTCTGGCTCATCTAAATATTCACCATCCTTCCAAGAAATAAGACCTGCATTTCTATTCTTTGTTATACCTACCCCTAAAGACTCATAATACTTTTCAAATTCTAATACTACAGGGTGTTCTTCTAATCCCATAACATTAGGAAACTTTTCTCTAACTTTGGTGTTTAATAAATCAAGAACTTCGCCTGTTCTATTCATTGGAACTTGAACATAAATAGAATCTGTATGACCGTATACTACTTTCATGGTCTCACCTTTAATCTACAATATGTACATTTACCTTCTTTATCAACATTTGAATGTCCTTTATTAAATTGACACGAACAATAATTTTTCATTTTAATCCTTTCTCCTTTCTTTCTTTTCTTTTCCATTCTAAATAACAAATACCACATAATATTCTTCCTGTTAAATCAGATGCTTTTGTGTTCTTCTGATTAATCGGTTGATTGCAGGATTTACAAGTTCTAATTATAACCCCCTCCATTCTTCGTTTTTACATTTAAAGCATTTATAAATATAATGGAATGCTACCATTTTTTCTCCACATCTACACTTCATTTATTTCTCTCTCCTAAATATTTAATTAATACAAAATCAATAGCACTACCTATATACCACATACCATATGTTAATACAAATGATAATGCAGCAATCTTTATTAATAATTCAATAGTATCTAATGTACTCATTCTAATCCTCTCACTATAAACGCTGCTTCTCTAATTGCTTCTCTAGCACTAGCAGTAATACTAGCGGCTAAATCAGTATCAGCCCAAGCAAATCCTTGATAACCAACCACACCGTAGAAAGAGGCCATTAATCGCTTTACAGCCATTTGATTAGTATTCCACTTTGCATACTCTTCTTTTGTAGTAGCCTCTTTCATCTTTTTCTTATATTCATTTCTAAGTTCTTTTAATTCTAAAACTGCTCTAGGTAAAAGACCTAACTTATCAGTTTTGAAGTATCTCATATCCTTTACTGTTTCATCACTAAAATCTCTCGGTGTTAGAATATTAACACCAAATTCTGTTGGTTTATCAGACTTAGTTTCCCATGATATATTTCTTGCAATCATCATTGATGGATACAAACCCGCATAGTCAAATGCAGCAACACCTAAATGTAATCCGTTTGTACCTTCTGATGAAGGGTCATAAATCATAGCACCTTCATAATCCACTTTAACATCTTTAGAACCTGTTGGTGCTTTCCAATCAGCATTACGCATAAAGTATATACCGCCCATATTACTTGCATAAAAACAAGCATCAAAGGGGGCAATCAGTAAACGTTGTAAAGATAAAACTGCTTCTGATGTAAAGTTTTCTTCATCAATCCTTACAATTAATTCTACATCTTTATATGCATATTTAATATATGTTTCAGTATCTTCTAACCATCCTCTATTAAAGAAATCATTTTTATCGGGGAATTTTTCACTAACTAATTTATTATCCCCTAATATATTTTCTGATATATAATCTAATGCAAGAGAAGGCAACGTTCCCTTCTGAGCATCATTCCATTGTCTTTCAAATGCTAAGTCAAGGTTTAAAGTCAATCTTCCTCTAATCGGTTGTTCTATAGGAGAATAATTTTCTATTGTTCTTGTTAATTTATACGTGCCTTCCATAACATCAAAATACACGCCTTTAACATCATTAAAGGGAGATAAACCTCTTGGGTCTAAATTATTATGCTTAAGTCTAGTAATAAGTTTTGGTAAATCGAACTTAGAACCAAACCATGAAATTAACATATCGGGGTCTTTGTCTTGAATGTCAAACAAAAATTCAAGAAGCATTAATTCTTCTGAATCAAAAACTCTTACAACTCCTGGCTCGTCTTCACCAAATGTGGACATTGTTAATTTGCTTTGTTTATCATTGTCTCTTGAATTTGGAAACCAAGTATAAACATAGTAAAATTTATCATAACTATCATAATAACAAATACAAGTAATTGCACCGTTATGTTGATGGTCATCAGATACCCATTCCATATCCCAATAAAATTTTCGCAATTCGTAATTAGGAAATTCTGTAAAGTTATCAATAGCATACCTATAATGGTAAGCCACATCTGCTTCATAAGTATTTGGCCATAGGTTTCTCAACGTTTTAGAAAGTTCTGGTTGAGAAGGAGACCATGTTACTTTAACTAATTCTTGACCTTGAAGGTTTTTTTCGTTAGTTAATTCATAATGTATTTTAGTTTTTACTTTTCTTTTGGTATACTTATGTGTAATAACCGCTTCTTCTGGCCTTTTTGCGGTAGCAAGAATATAAAAGTAGGGTTTGAAATCATCAAATCCTACTGCCTTTTCCACACGCTTATTCTTTTCATCTCTATATCTAATTCCAATTATATTATTTTTATCTGATACACTAATAATCATTTTATCTACCTCACATATGGTGCTATCACTAACTTTCTATCTGTTCCTATTAAAAGAATAGGTTTATCATCACCACTAAATATAGTCATAACTTCATCGTTACAAAATTTATCTAATGGTGCAGAAAACTCTACTGTCATGCTTTCTTCATTTGGATTAATAACAACAAAACTTTGACTTGCTTTTTCTGTTCTATTAAAACTTCTAGAAGAAACAATCGCTTGTGGTGAATCTGCACTGTAATTAATCTTAAACGTTGCAGTTCCTACTACATTACAAAATTTAATTGCATCTGCAAAGGCTTTACCGTTAAACATTAATTGACAAGGCAATTCAGTTTTACCAAAAATTACAGGCGGTTTAATATCTATATTAATAATTTTACTAATTAATCCTATAGCAGTATGTTCTACTAATAATGGTATTCTAGCAGTAGAACTATTACATTTCATCATTAGATTTGAATCAGTTAATCTTAAATACAAATCACCTTTAAATGTTTTAAGGTATTTCATTGCCTTTTCAATATCAAAAATAAACATTTTTTCTTTATCTTCTGGGCAAGGATATTCAATATTTTTATTTACATTCAATGCGCATTTATCATTTCCATTATAGAATGCGAGTTGGTTTGTCTTCAAGACACATAAGCATGAATTGCTTACAACATCAGTCTTAGATGTGGTTGAGGACTTATATTTGCCTTTTAGCCAAATTGCCTCAACCGCATCTTTAAAATCAGATACGCTTATCATTATGTTCATATTGTTCCCTCTCTTAGTTCGTCAATGCCGAACCATTCGTTCTTTCCATTTGTTGAAAAGATAACCCACTTATTACCTACTAATTCTGGATTAGTTTTACTCGCTTCAAGTTCAGCAATATAATTAGTGCTGTTTTCAGCAGGTTGTTTTGTTATATGCAACATTTGCACAAACCTAGCAGGTGTGCTTTTATGCCAATCTGGAACTTCACCAACAGGTGTAGGCACATTAATGTTATCATATACAGGCTTCATGTGTGTAATAAGAAATCTATCACACTTTAGATTACAAACTAAATCTAAAAGCCTATTGTAAATTCTGTTTCTAATCTTCCAATCTAATGTGGAAACTCTAACAGAATCTGTGGCCTTAACAATACTACCTTCTCTTGATTGTTGCTTAACTAACAACTCTCTTAGCACATCACTAGACCCTTCAAACGCTTTATCTACCCCATCAAAAATAAACGCTTTAACATTACCTTCATCAATTAATTCCTGTGCATATGCGCAGAAATAATTTGCATTATTGAATGTCTTTTCCCAATCGGTAGTTCCATCAACCCTTACTGCTAATGGGTTGAATATAACAATATTAGGGTCAGAATTCCAATTTGTTCTCCATGTTGGTTCACAACCATCATCAAAATCTAAAATGAGAACCTTCATTCCCTTTTCAATTTCTTCTTCTGTTCTACAATCCATTGCTATTCCAGACTTACCCACTTTGGGGTTTCCTGTAATAGAACATAATAGATGACTTCTGTCTCTATTTAATCTTTCTTGTATTTGAGCAAGAATCTGTTTCTTTGTTTCTGCAAAGAAATCATTCTCTTTCTCTTCGTTATTATTAACGGCATTACCCTTTTTATCTTTAGTCCAATCCATAAAAATCACCAATTTCTAATTCTATCTTATCATTATATTTCCATTCTGTTATTTCTCTAAGGTCGTCTTCTGATACCTTTAGTCTAATTTCTTTACCAGATTCAATATGAAGTTTTACCCAATAATCTCCAGTATCTTCATTTAATCTCCAAGTAAGAAATTCAATCTTATCTACATGGAGAGCAAAACTACTTCCATGAATAATTCCATTTTCTATCTTATACATATTATCACTTTTTTAGGGGCTTCCCACCCCATTTGATGGACTTGAACAATCTCTCCATTAAGACAGGTATATGATATGAGTTTCAGAACCAATCAAGGTCTTCTTCTTCTGCAACAAAGGATTCTACTACAACACCCATGTTGTTAATACAAAGAATACCACTAACATTTAGTGAAACTTCTCTAAGGCTACCATCATCATTTCGCCCTTGTGAAGTTCTTGCAACAACCAAGATTGTTGAATTAATACCAAAGTCAATATCAATATGTGGTGGAATCCAACAAGTAGTTCCAGCCCATCCAGCATTATCATAATTATAATCAGAATTAACATCTGTAATTGATAACCTTCTGTTTCCTACACGGTTAGGTGTAGCATCAATAGAAATAACGCTACCGTCTGTAATTACAAACCTTTCTGCATAACTCTTATTTCCTGCTGTACTATGGTATCTATCTAAATCAATCAAAGGACTGTAGTTTTCCATTGCTACTTCCATAGTATAGTTTTGCATATCAGAAATGGAAGGTTCTTCCATTTGATTTTCTTCTGATAATTCAGAATTATATACTAAACTTTCATATGTTCCTTGCTTAAAACCATAAATTCGGTCTTTATTGTTTGAGTCAGGAATACAATCAAAGTGACAAAACTTAAATGTTGTTGGTGTAAATTGCTTTGCAAATTCTCCCTTATAGGAAAAATAATACATTCCTCTTTCACCATCTACTTCACCCAAAAATACTGCCTGCATTCTAACTTGAGAAGCAGGTAAAGGCTTTCCGTATGTAGGATTATCCCTCATACCATATTTGGGTATGCTATCTAAAGGAATAATATAATTACCTGTGTCAATTTCTACTGCACTTTCTGGTAAACCTTCTTTAACAACAGTTTGTTCTTCTCCGTTATAGTATCTTCTAATAGTAAAACCTTCATCACCTGCAACGGCAATTGCTACCTTTCCCTCAGAAAATACTTTGTTTGCATCCATCTTATAATTAGATACAATATTCTCAATCATTCTTGCTCCCATGTCAAGAGGTTCGTTTACCGAAATAAAGAACCCACTTGCTTTCTTTATTAGACTATTACCTGTACTTTCTGTAGCAGGTGCGTCTTTATAGGCATATGCGCCACTAAACCATTGTCTAAACAATGACCTACCCAACAATACATCATTGGTTGGGTCTAAGTTATTCTGTTCGCATATTTCCATATACTTTTGTGTTGTTTCTTCAACACTCATCTCAAGCCTTTCGGCTGCTTTTTCTATTTCATTCGCAATACGTTCATCCATATTATCACTTCATTTTCTTTCTTTCATAATACAATTCCAACAGTGCTTCTGCGGTAATAACAACACCTGCTAAAACCCAAAAAGTATCTGAGGAAACTGAAATATATCCTAAACTATTTAGTATAGGAAATATAATTAATGCTAGTCCACCTAGCAAAATTATTTCATAGCGTAACATTATATGTTTAATGTCTTCGCTATCTACTTTACCATCTTTATTAAAATCTAGCCAATTCTTTTTCATTACATCATCTGCCCTATCATCCAAGATGCTAATATCTTTGGAGTCATATTATTACATCTCCATTCTGCTTCACCTATGACTCTTAGAAATTTAAATTTCTGCGCTGTTTCAATATCTGAAGATACAAAAACTTCATGTAAATTTTGACATACTACTTTCATATCTACCGATAGGTATATCAAATCATGCATCTTATTGAGCGCAGTATTAAAATCTCTATTTACAATGCAATCTCTTATTTCAGCATAAGGTTCTTGCATTCTTTCCATTTGTATATTAAGAGGGGTATTACTAAATACTGATGCTTGAATTTCAGTTATTCCCCGTCTTAAATCCCCATGTAGCCCCCCTATAAAGGTGTTCAATTCCGCTTCTTCAATATGAGTAATGCCCTCTTTAGAAAGGATAGAATCTAATACTGTCTTAATCTCTGATTCTGATAAAGATGTAAAAGCATAGTTTGCACACCTTGACTGTAAAGGTGGAATAATTTTATGTCTATGATTACAAGTAATGATAAATCTAACATTACTACTATAACGTTCCATTATTCTCTTAAGTGCATTCTGAGCATCGGGAGTCATACCTTCCATTTCATCAAGAAGTATAATTTTGTGAGGTACGTCTCCTACTTTCATTGATGTTGCTACATCTTTAATTGTTGTTCTAACTGTTTCTAACTTTCTATCATCAGAAGCATTTACTTCAAAATAATTTGACTGTTGATGTTCTTTTAATATTAAGTTAGCAATAACACCTGCAGCAGTTGTTTTACCTGTTCCAGCAGGGCCATATAATAATAGGTTAGGCATTGATTTCCAATTACTTGCATCGGATACAAATTTATCCTGTCCTATTATTTCTTCTAATTTTGTTGGTCTATACTTTTCTGTCCATAACATTTTTATCTCTCACATTTTTAAGTGCTGCATATCTTTCATCAATATGATTAGGTGGCCACCAATTTGGTAATTCGGTTTTCCAAGATGCAAAAAACCATTTATCACCCAGATAATAACTTTGATATGCTTTACAAGCATCTAAGTCATCTTTGTATCTGTCAGGCATGGCTTGAGCAAAAGGAGTTAGACCACTGGAAGGAAGGTCGCCTAACATTGTTATAATAGTAGGCATCCATTCTTCAAGTGTTTCTTCTACTTTGTGCTTTTTGTTATACCTAACAGTATACTCTTTACATAATGCATTAGTATGTCTCAATAACCAACGCATATTTTCTCTTGATTGTCTAGCCCAAATAGTACAAGGATGGTTTAACATAACAGGTTTATATGGACTTGGTAATCCAAAATAATCCATACAAGTAGAAATCATTTGCATACTTTCAGTAGGCATTTTTACTACGTGTTTATCCATCATTTGCTTTGCGCTTTCTTCTGGGCATTCATCTAATATAAATATATTCATTCTTATTCTCTCCTAATTAGTATTACATAAAATCATTTAATGTAATGTTTTTACTTCTTTGTATAGTTTCTTTTTTGGGATTTAATCCCACTAACGTTCTTTCAATTTTATTGAGTCTTCTTTTTAGAAACTTTTGAAATTCTTTATCTTGTTTTAATTGGTTAAGTAAATACCAATCGTTTTCTTTAAGACCAATCTTTTTACAAGTAGATGGTCTTTTATCATATGCTCTTCTTCTGGGAATATCTAATCTACCAGATGTTCCCCCTTCATGTGCATATGCTAATAACTCATAAAAGTAATCAGAACCCCATCTTCTTTTTACCTTTGAGTCTAGGTATCCTATCTTATGATACCCAACAGTAGTCAATAACCACGATAATATTTGTTCATCAAATGGTTTATTGTGTTTCAATAATTTAGCAATTTTATCTCTGTCTCCAGATTTTTTATATGCAGCAACCAATTCAAAAATACTGAGTTCGGGTTGGTCTATTGTGGTATCTATATTATTACAACCCATTTCTTTATATTTTTCTTGAGCGTAGTTTTTTGTTCCCGCTCTTTTTATTTTACATTTATCCATAATGCTTTTAGGAACATCTTTTTGATTCAAAGAAGTTAATACTACCTTTCCCCTATATTCTATTAAAGTTCTAGTTATCAAAGCAGCATTCGCTTTATAGTGACATTCTTCAATTAATATTCCTTTATCAATCGGAATTGAAAAATTGTCATCAATATCATATTCATTTGCATATTTAATAATAGGTTCTTCGTCAAACATGGCAAGTGCTTTTGTTGTCTTTCCTGTTCCTGACTTTCCTATTATTATTGGGGTTCGTTCTCTATTCATATTTAACATTATATCATCTCATAGCCATTATATCTCTATATTCACATTTACATTTTGGGCATTCTACTTCTAAGAAAAAAGTTTTAGTTCCATTAGGTTCTAATGAAACATTGGTTGTAAAAATAATATATCTAAATCCACATTCTTTACAACCTTTTTCTAATGTTTCCCTTACTGATTTCTCAAGCAAGGAAATATCATCAGAATTAAAAGCAGAATGATGGTCTTCCATCATATCTCTCCCTTAATTTCAAGGATTCTTTCTAATCCTTCTAAAGTATGGTGTTCGCCGCTATCAATTATTTTTATGATTTCTTTAAAATCTTTCCAAACCGATTTAGCATCTGGTAATTCATCTGGAACTAATTGACACAAACGCCATATATTTAAAAGACCACCAATAGTTAATATTGGTCTTGGTCTACTTTTGTGTTCTTTATCTTTATAATCAGCATTAACTTGATTTTGTAGTAAACTTCTTTGAACACCCTCAAGAAAATCTTTACTACCTCTAATATTTACTCTTACTCTTACTCTATATCCTATAGATAGTTTAGCCGCTTTAGCCACATGGACTTCAGGTTTGGCTATTGAGAGTAAGATACCTTCTAACTGTCCTTTGGTATACATTACCATCCACCTTCCTTTAAAAATAATTTATATTCTTTAGCCCATTCTCTATTACCTTCCCAATAACCTGATTGGTTTCCCAAATCAGTATTTGGTGGCCAATGGGCTGCAGTGATTCTGTCATCATTTCTCCTTTCAGCATTACTCTCTGCTTCTAAGGCCGCATTCATAACTAACGTTTCTAGCCATTCAGCCACAAAATAGGCTAAATCGTGAGAGACTGGTAAATCCACTTCATCTTTAATTATCTTCATAAAGTGAAATCTAGTCATACGCTTTCTATTGATTGGTGGGGGTTTTGGAACGATAAACTCGTTTTTTTCGTTCACATAAGGGCATAATTCTACGCGCATTTTCTTGAATCTCCCCCTATTTTCATCCCCAACCTTCTTCAAATACGCCATCCCATCCTCAATTTTTACACAAGAATAAGGTATAGCGTCTATTAGGGTCATTGAGCCTGCTTTAATCACTTACATCAACTCCTTCACCCTTTGCAGGGTATCAATATCTGACGGGAACTTATCGGTTCTGATTCGCACACATCGGGGAAACCTCAGACCAACATTACCATCACTGTCTTTACTTATTAAATCGCATGATACCTGTAATACAATTCTAGGTAATACATGATAAGTATCTCCTTCATAACTTTCTATGTTCTTTCTGAGATGATTAGTTAAATACATCAAATTATCTTCTGAAAAGCCTGTTCCACAACTTCCAACATTAACATAGTCTGGGCCATCTTTAACTGCAATACCAAAAGAACCAAACCATCCTGCTCTTTTACCTTTACCATATTGTGCAGATACAATAACTACATCTAAATCAATACGGGGTGGTTTGTGCTTTAACCAACCCACACTTCTTTTACCTGATTGATAAGTTAAGTCAGCGTCTTTTAACATAACTCCTTCAAAGCCTCTATTGATAGCAATATTATATGCACTTTTCATAGTATGTTCTTCGGAGAATCTATATGCTTTATGTTCTTCTGGTATTATTTTATCTAACTCTTCTATTCTGGCAAACAAAGGTTCGTCTAACATAACTAAACCATTTGAAGAAAGAACATCAAATACTGCAAGTCTAACAGGACATTCATCTACTGCTTCTTGAACATCTTTTTTATGGACTCTTTTAGCCATTAGTTTATGTTCAGCAGGTGAACCATCATTGTTTATTGGATATATCTCAGCATCAACAATAAAATTCTTATCAATCTTTTGAACCCATTCTACAACATCAGGGAATTGACTTGTCACAATTTTTCCCTTTCTGTTAAAAATAATTATATCGCTTTCACTATGAATTTGATATCTATTACCATCATATTTAATATCTATAATTTCATTGTCAGGTTTATGTTTTGCCGCATAGGGTTTTGCTAACATTGGTTTTACAAAACTACCATGAATAAGTCTAGCCTTAACAGTTTTACCAGCAGATAATAATTCTTCTAACTCAGAATTAGGATAAAACATTGATAACTTCTTTACATTATTACCTGCATATCTTTTATCCATTACTTTAACCATAGTGCTATTATTAATACCGTTTCTTGGCTTTCTTAACCAATATCTAACAAACCATTTAATCTCTCTTGATGACATTTCATTAATATGACTTCTTATTATTCTATAATTTTCACTGTCCATTGATGAACAGTTTAATATTAACAAATTGAAAAACATACTTATAGAAATATTTGAATCTTCTTTTTTCCCAAAGTCCATTTCTAAAAGGGCTTCTCCTAAATCTCCATATATATCTACTTGTGATTCTATTTCATCTTCAAACAATCCTATAGCATTTGCAATCCATTTAATTGCTCTCTTTTCTGCTATGTTATTTTCAGGTAAATCATCAATAGATAATATTGCTACT